CATTTAACGTTGCTAATGTTTTTAAATTACCAGATGTTTGAACATCTCCTGAAGATGATTCGACGTTGAATAAAGTTTCTACTTTTAAATTATGAGAATTTATAGTAGTATTATATCCAGTTGCATTAATAGCAAATGCAGCATTTGAATTAATTGTATTCAATGCAGCTACTGATCCACTAATTAAATTAGCATTTAATTGTGTTGGAACAGTTAATGTATCAATTTCTCCAGTAGCAACATCAATTTCATTTGTTACAATTTTTCTTTCACTGATGTCAATAGCAGCTGCGGTTGTTGATAAGACATCTGTTAGAGTAATACTAAAACCAGATCCAAAAACTTTTGGATTATTTGGATCAATAGTTACTTGTGGTTCATTATTTTCACTGCCACCCATATCAGGATGTACTGCACAATAATAATAGAGAGTTGGTGTAGTTTCTGTAACTAAAATTTGCGTATATGATGATTCATATTTAACACCCTCTGTGTAAGCATATCCAGTAAAATCTAAAGTTGCAGCTCCTGATGTACTAGGAAGTTTTGTTAAGGTAATAGTTGTAGCATTTACAACTGATGCTACAAAAGTGTCTGAATCAACAGTACCTCCGCTACCACCACCTCCAGTTCCTTCAACTTTCATTCCTTGAAGAATTCCAGTTGTGCTTGTAAGGGTTACTGTAGTGCTAGTATCATCTAGTGTAGTTGTTAACCCAGTAACAACACTTGGACTATGAATACCATCTCTAAATTCTGAGAATCTAAATGGGTGAGAAGCATTACCATTATTAAATCGGTATGTGTTACCAGCATATAATGTTAAAGATGGATGATATGTTGGTCCAGATCCAGTGTCAAGGAAAAATTTATTAATACCATTAAGAGTGTCAATTGGAGCTAATGTTCCAGGAACTCCAACTTTTGCAACAGAATCTTGATCAGTAAAATTACCACCAGAAGCACAAACTAATAAAGTAATATTTCCACCAGAAGTTACAACTTCATAAACTTCTACAGCAGTTCCATCTGGACTAACAGATTGTGCCTCAAATACAATGTTATCTGTTGGAGTTGTTCCACCAACATCAGCACCAGCAATCGTAAGAACATCACCTTGTGTGTATCCACCACCAGCAGTTGTAATATTTACAGTAGAAACATCTCCACTAATTCCTCTGTCTACTGAGAATACTGCTCCAGATCCAGTTCCACCAGTTGCAGATAAATTAGTATACGAAGCATTTGATGCACTAGCAATAGTTGTTTGTGTTGTAATCTGAGTTGTTTGAATTCCTCCACCAGGAATATAAACCTGATTGCCTACTGATACAAAAGAAGATGGAATTGATCCAGTAAATGTAATTACATCCACTGGATTTACACTTACTGCATATTCAATTGGTGCAACTAAATTAAATGGAGATACAGAAAGAGTATCACCAGAAGCATAACCACTACCACCAGAACTTACATTTACAACTTCTACTGATCCAACTTTGTCAATAGTAAACCCAAATGGTGTTGTTGGTGTTCCATATGGTGGTGTAAAATCTAAAGTAGCAGATCCAGAAGTATCGGGATTAGCGGACAACGTAACTGTTGTTCCATTAATTGCAAATACAGTTGGATTTTGACCGAGACCACCACCAGGACCACTACCTACAAGAACACCAGATCCGCCAGTTTGTGTTACGACAAACCCAGTTCTAATAGCGTCTGCTTGTGCTTGAGTTACTGTAACATCAGCACTAGCACTATCTAAGGTAGTTGATACTCCAGTTACAGCAGTTGGAAGTGTTAAAACATCTCCAACTTGATAACCACTTCCTTTGTCAGTAAACTGAAAAGTATTTGGATCTATTTGACCAACATCACTACTAATAGTGAATTGAAATCCTCCACCAGATCCTCCAAGATCTGCAGCTGCAGCACTAATAACATCACCATTTCTATATCCAACACCATCATCCGTGATGTTAACTCCTTCTACTTCACCACCATTTACTGAACAAGAGAATGTTGCTCCAGTTCCAGATCCACCAATAAATGGAACATCATTATAAAGACCATCAGAATATGAAGAACCTTTGTTCGTAGTTTCTCCTGCAATACCAATAACTTGAAAACCACATTGAGCATCAGTTCCATTTCCTCCAGTTACAAAAACACTAGAGTAAGATCCTGCTGTATAATCTACACCAACGGAAGTGAGTGTTCCTGTAAATGATTCAACTGTAATGTTGAGTGTACCACCAATACCAGATCCACCAATAACAGGAACATCGTTGAAAAGTCCTGCATCATAGTTTTGACCACCATCATTGATATTGATAAATCCAGAAGATATTTCATTTTTAACAAAATTTACATCATTAAAAAATTTAGTATCTTGATTATTAAACGTAGTTAACAGTTTGGTATTTGAAATTACACCAATTGTTTTTGAATCTGCTCTGTAGAATCCTGTGTCTGGATCATTGGTAAAAGATAGTGATGGCAATGCTTTTGTGCCATCACCAAGTTTTAAAATACCAGTAGATAAATCACTTCCACCTTGAGAGATATTAAAAATTTGATTACTGATGTCGTTAATTTTCTGCCTTTGATTTTCAAAGGTATCAGTTCTAGCTACTTGAATTGCTGGCATTTTTAATTAACTCTCTAAGTAAAGATTTGATCTCAGAAACTTCATTCTTCAACATATTTATGTCTTCTAACGCGGAACCAAGCTGTTTTGATTTGCGTCTTGCAATGATTGCAGAATCGTCCAAATTAATGATGGCACCAGTGTTTTGGTCTCTTACGAGACCATCGTGCCCCTTAACTTTGATATAGTCCATACGCGGAAATTAGAATGCAGCAACAGCGCGAATGTCTTGAATCTTAGGAGCAAATGCAGGATCAACACCAAGCATTACAATTTTGATAGCAAAAGAGGAATACTCCTCAATATCAGATACACTATACTTGAGGTCTTGGTAAGAAGATTGCTTCTCAACAACACTTGAAATAGTGTTTTCTGTAGTTGCTAGTTCTAATGTATCTGGTTGTCCATTTCCATTGAACAATACCCAATCAATATCCTCAAAGTTTTCTTGACTAGATGCTTTCTTAAACTTATAGAGAACTTGGATATTTGCAATGTCCTTGACATTTGCCATTAGATGTACATCAATTGCAGTTGCTGGGTTGTTAATAACAACTTCTTTAGTTACATACTTAGCAACTGCCGAACCATTCTTAGAAGTATTTTCAGCAACAAAGTCAATACCATTTGTATATGTGACTTTACCTACCTCTAGATAATTTGCTTCTTCATCTGGTTGGTTTGGATACTTGATAAAGTCTCCTACTCTGAAGATGTCTGCAATCTGGTCACCAACAACAGCGTTTCTGTTATATAGAGCACTATCAATAATTCTATCAGTGTAATTATCATTGATTGGTTTAATATCAACTCTAGCAGTCAGTTCTTGAGTTTGACTGTTCCAGATAACAGTCTTGCCAGTAATAATATTGTCATAAGTCTCAAGAATAACAGATGGATTGCGTGCTACGATGGTAGAACCATCATCAATAGATGCAAATACTTGTGTTGGGTTAGAATCAACACTGACATTTGTCAATTGTGCTTGATTTCCTAGAGAAACAAGTTCTCCTTTTTGGAAGAATTGACTTGTCTTGACTCTCACATAAACAACACTACCATTGACTCTAGCAATAGTTCCAGTCGTCTTAGAAGTTTGTCCTTCAATTGTTTGATTAGCTTGAATTTCAGTTCCAGCATTTCCTGCAAGATCAAACTGATATACTGGATAGAATTCAATGACTTGATCTCTTCTACCAAACCTAGATTCTTGACCAGTAGCATTTTCAATTCTATTGCTTACTGTTTTCACAGATGCACTAGAAAGATCAATGATTGGAGAAAGATTACTAGATGTGGAAGATAGTTGCATCTTGTAAGTTAAAGACCTTTCAAGACTGTTTAGAGTTTCATTAATCTCAGAAGCAATCATCTTCTGGTTTGTAAAGTAATGTGGTTCATTCAAGAAAGTTCTTTCATATTCTGATTGTGAATATGAAGTATAATTTGTAGTTGTTGAATCTACAGGAACTACATTGGTTGTCTTAACAGAAACATCTAATGTTGTGCCTGCGAATGTCAAGTAATGAACTTGTGGATATAGAGTCTCAAATTTTCTGTTGTGACTTGCATAAACAGAGGTTCCACCACCAAGAGAGTTGCCTGCAGCTTGAGATGGGGAAAGAACATTATAAGAGTCAATACCAGAATTAGTAACTTGGAACAAGTTACTATTAATAGTGGAAGCAGTAATACCACCTGTCTCTAGAGCAGTTCTATAGAACACATAAGATTTACCACTATCTTCAAAACCATGATCTCTATGATTTACTTTAACAACTGCATTGTTATTCTTGAATAGTACAGATGTACTAGCAGAATTGGAGCTTGCATTTGTTTCAATTGGATTTGCATCTAAAAGTTCATAACCAAGGTTGACGTTCTTAAGAAGAAGTTCTGCAGGTCTAGTAGTATCAAATTCTGCTCTGTAAAGAGTGAACTTAAGATCTTCAAAAATATCTTCTGTCCAACTTTCGGTATTCTGAGAACGGTATACCGAACCTAGTGATGGTTGTGTTGTAATAACCGTACTTGTAGCAATGTCAGTTTCACCCAGTCTAGAAACCCACAGTTCATAATCAGTAGAATCAGTTTCTACTACTAGAGCGTACTCTGTATCATTCTGTAGATAAACAGGATAATCAAATGCAAAGTGTGTAGGTGTTGTGGAGTTTGTTACCTCTCCTGCATCAACCGCTACACCCATTCTAACCGCTGGTGTGTCAATCTCAATGAACGTTTGGATCTCACACCCACCAGCACCATTTCCAACGCCTTTAACGACCACGGAAGGCGCTTCTGTGTAACCAAAACCACTTAGTGATACCTCGGCATTATAAATTTTACCATTGGAGACTTCAATACTTGCAGTAGCAGTAGATCCACCAGGTAATTGTGGACTCTCAATAGTAAGAATTGCACTGTCGTAATTTTGACCAGTGTTAGTAATTCTCATTCTAGACACTTTACCACTGTCTTTTGCAATAGCAAGAACAAGGTCTGTATTGTTCAATGCATTTGCTTCTGTAACAGAAGGAATAATTAAATCTTCATTCTGTACAAAAGATTTGCCATTGTGGTTACTTAGAACAACAGTATAGACTTGCTCATTAGTGAGACTATACTTACCAGATGCAGTCGCAACTAGCTCTACGTTGTTCTTATCAAAGATTTTAAGAATAGGACCAGATGCAGCAGAAGATGCACCTGTTACGTTTTCACCCTTATAAACTGCTAGATTACCACTAGCAAAACACTTGAGGAACGTATTTGGAGAAAGAGTCTTTTCAGAACCAGGAACAATATTCTTAGCTGGTTTTTCTGCATCAACATTAGAAATATATGCTTTTACTGGAATGTTAGTGCTCTTCTTGCTGAAGAACATATCAACACCAGTAACAAAACAACCACCATCTAGATTTTCAACCTTAAATGTTTGTGCAAGAGGATTAGGTCTGATAGGATTATCAGTATTACTTTCAATCAACTGAACACCTTCATTAGACTTAAAGTAAGAAGGTTTGGTAGATACAATGCTAGCAGGATTTTCTGGAAGAAGACCAGTAGCATAATACTTGACTTCGGTATAACTATCTACTTCTTCTTTAGGAGCATTAGTTGCACTGGAAGTAAATCTGAAAGTTAATACGCCAGAAGTAATTGATACTTCCTCAGCAGAAGTATCATATGGTAGAGTATCTACATCACCAGTCCAGGTTGCATTCTCAAGTGGAGGTAAACCAGCAGGAACAACAATTAGTCCGCTAGCATTACCATACTCATCAGTTGTGATCTCACCATTAAATGCAGATAGAGAGTTACCAGCAATACCTGTAAATCTTAGGTCTGGGTTTACCCAGCGACCAATGTCTCTTCCCTCTAAGAAGACATACATCTTCGTATTAGGTTTCATTCGTCTGATAACATATCTGACAGGAATGCTTCTAGCAAAGAATGCTAGAGAAGTTGAAACTAAACTCTCACCAACACTCTTAGTTTGAACTCCTTTTCCTACTTCATTATTTTGAGGACTAATATTAGAAGAACTTGCAACAGATGCACTAGCAACAGAAGTTACAGCTTGTTGTGTATTAACCTGACCTAGAGAATTAATAGCAGTAAAGGATGTAGATGTTCCAACCCAGTTAACTACAAAAGAATTGTACAAACTGGAGAAACTTTCTTTAACATTTTCTTTTGCAAGGAAGATGTTAAACAGATCAGTGTTAGTATCTACTACCAATGGTTCTTCAGTTTGATCATACCAATGATCAATAGATGGGGAAATTTCTCCATCACCAACATATTGAAGAACAACAAATGGATTTGGATTTAAAGTCTTAGATGCAAAATCATTTCCTAGTAAATTTAAAGGAGAGAAAGGTAGGGTTACCATATCTCCAGACTTCTTATAACCAGAAACAGATCTTTGATCTTCTCTTACGTTTACCTCTTCTAGATTTACAGAATCTTCTTTTGCTTGAGGACGTAAGACACTTTGCTGACTGTCTACTGCACATCTGTAATCAAGAGAAGAAAGATTACCAACCTTGTGTGCTTCAAAGTTATCAACAAAGAATCCAGACTTAAATCTATCAAGTCCAATTTCATCCTTAACTTGCATATTGAGAGCTTGCTGCTCTAGAATGCTAAGTGTGGTATAATACTCAAGACGCTCAATGCGTTTCTCTAGTTTACCGATGTCACGCATGGTGTAACGACGGTTATCAACTGGAGTAACTCTTACATCTTTGGTTGTCTTCGTAAATGCAGGAATATATGCATAGAAGAGAGGTACAGCATCATCAATTGGATCTGGTTTAGATGGATTGAGAGAAGAATTACCCTCTTTAACAATAAAGTTTCCTTTCTTATCCAAGAAAATACCATCAATACGATCTAGGTATTGAATCTGACTAAAAGAGAATGTATACTCTAGTCCTAGGTCTGGAGCTGGTGTGCTTGCTAAGATAGCACCAGCACCAGCAAAGGATCCAGCGGTAGTCTCAAGAGATGCAATATTGAGGAAACCAGGAATGATAGCACTACTATCAACTTTAGGTCTAAAGTCAATTACATTCTTAAGTTCTAAATTGCCATGAACTGAAGAGTTGAAAGATGGAATTTCATCTTCTGGAACACCTGCCTCATGTAGATAACTATCAATCGTGCAGAAGTCTCCTTGAGATTGCTCAAAGTAATCAAATGCGATGAGTAGTTGTCCAACTGCAGGATCAAATCCAGGTTTTAGAACAATTCTAGAAACATCATACAATGTATCTCTCTGTCCATTATCAAATGTATATCTAGCAGTAACATCAGTTCCTGAAATTAGATTGCCTGCAGAGTCTACATCTGGTGCTTGAGAGGAAGTTCCTTCATAAACATATCTGAGTTTAAATGCATCAGAATATGATAGAGTTTCTACAACTTCATTATCATAATCTTGTCCTCTAAATGGAACAATACGATCACCAGCAGAAGCAATAACAATTCTCTTGTTTCTAACAGCAGTCTTGAGTCTTGGTTTTGCGTTAGATACTTCAAGAGTTGCAGTAAGTTTTAGTTTAGGGAATGTTCCATTAGTAGGAATAGTTCCAAAATATGTTGATGGTAACTGGAGACTGATACTACCAGATGTAAGACCACTAGCAGTGTCAGTAGCAGATGTAATTTCTACTGCATCATCAGAAACATAGACAATATCTCCCTTAACAATGTTAGGAGCATCGCCTGGATCTAGAACAGTGATAATGAAATTACTTTCACTGAAAGCTGCAAATCTTTGTGTTCCGAATGGCAACTGTGCAGCAAATGTAATTGTTCCACCACCCGAAGATGCCGTAGTTACAAAATCTCTACGGAAGTAATACTTAATCTTAGTATCATCACCGCCAGCAGAGATTTGAGAAACTTGCTTGCTACCAGTTGGGAATAGTAATGTACCAGAGTTAGTATTTTGTACTTTTGGACGCAAACGTACAATACTAGTATTAGTAACATCACCAGGTAAAACTGTATCTAGATAAATTCTAGATTTTGATGCACCTTCTTGTTTTGTAGCATATTGTACAATTGCACGAACCAAGTTGTTACTGTCGTCTGAGAATTGTACAAGGTCTCCTTGCTGTAATAAAA